AAAAGCTTATATCTGACGCACAATCTGCAAGAGCTCAGACCGTTCATCGCACGGCTAATGGATGACCCGGAGGACGTGTGGAAGGACTATAGCTTCCTGAGCACCTGTCCCTGTAGATTCTGCAGCGCGAGGCTATCTAGATTGGATCTTGTGGGGTTTCGTGATAAGAAGTGGAGACTTATATGGAGGAATGGAAGACCCTTTGCCGCGTGCGCAGCTTGTGTAAGAGCACTGCTATTCATTGAAAGAACGACCTACCCAACCGTGTGGAAATCTATAAAACAAGTTGAAGAATTAGAGGGCAAACCCATTTGCAAGATTCATGTTACTTGCACCTATTGCGGCTGTGTGCTTGGAAAAGACGAGCTTTTATTAAAGGCCTGGGAGGGAAGGTCCTTGCGCCGTGTGAGGAACCGCTGGTGTGGTAGCTGCTTTGACTGCAATCATCCAGACCCAGACCCAGAGGCCAAAACTTCAGGAAAGTACCATGCTGAGGGCGAGACCTCGGAATCAGAATCCTGAAGAGAGTTTATCAGATGATAGTGGTGTCGAGGCGGACGGCAGTGAAACGGAAGAAGAGCAAAGCCCTGATCGATATCCCTATCGCGTACTGACCTTTTGCTTCTACTGTCAGCTTGGTGTCAGAATCGTGCTGGTTAGCACAAGTTCTGGTATCAGACAAATCAACAGACTGCTAACTGACTCAGTCGCCATTGTCTGCCCTTTGTGTGCATCAGCAAGAGGATATTATGGATCCCGCTGAGCCAGGTACTAGCGGGGGAGGTTGGTTTATACACCAGGAGGCAGAGTGTAGCGACTCAGATAGCGAGCCAGAGTGCACAGATGAGGTCGACGGGCCATTTGTAGCCACTCTGTTAGATGATGGGCCCGTTACCCAGGGGAATTCCCTGGCGTTGTTTCAGCAGCAAGTCACACGTGCAGACCAGGAGCAGTTGGGCTGGCTAAAAAGAAAGTACGTAGCTAGTCCCCAGAAGGACTGCACGCTGAGCCCAAGGCTTGTTGCCATACATATCTCGCCAGAAAAACAGGTGAAACGACGGTTATTCTTGGGGGCAGGAAGCGAGGACAGCGGGTTGGAGCTATCGGCACAAAATGAAACTGCACTTGCTTCTACAGCGGCGAGATCAGAGACAGAAACACAGGTACAATCGGGGCCACTAACTAGCAGCACGCCCGTGCCGGGTGGGCGGGAGGAGCTGGACATTTTACGCCTGCGAAACCGCCGGGCCGTGCTATTAGGACGATTTAAGGACTCTTTTGGCGTGAGCTATACCGAGCTTACGCGTCCATTTCGCAGCGATAAGACGGTGTGCAGGGATTGGGTCGTAGCCGTGTATGGGGTCCGAGAGCGGGTTTATGAGTGTTTAAAGGTCCAGCTCGAGCCTTTGTGTGACTATATCCACCTAACATTGCGCCCCACAACGCAGGAAAACTATTTGCAAGGACTGTTTCAATGGAAGGCGCAAAAAAGCCGGGAAACTGTCACTAAACTGCTAAAAAATCTGCTTCAGGTTAATGAACTGCAAATGCTTGTAGACCCCCCTAAATTACGCAGCCTCCCCGCCGCCCTCTACTGGTACAAAACCGCACTAGGCAGCAGCTGCTATTCTGTAGGGCAGCTACCAGACTGGGTGACAAGACAAACGACAGTCACCCATCAGGAGGAAGAGCTTAGATTCGATTTGTCACGTATGGTGCAGTGGGCGTTTGACAATGACTACCATACTGAATGCGAAATTGCATATCATTACGCCTCTTTAGCCGAGGTGGAGCCCAATGCAGCAGCCTGGCTGTCCTGTACCTCGCAAGCCAAAATGGTCAAAGACTGCTGTACTATGGTCAATCTGTATAAGAGGGCCATAATGAGAGAAATGACCATGTCTGCTTGGCTTAACTACAGAATGAAACGTGTCACAGAAAAGGGACACTGGCGAGACATTTGTGGCTTTCTTAAATATCAACAAGTCGGCGTGCCAGACCTAATAAGCTTTTTGAAATTATTTTTTAAAGGTGTCCCTAAAAAAACCTGTCTTGTGGTGGCCGGTCCCCCAGATACTGGTAAATCTCTATTTTGCATGAGCTTGCTTAAATTTGCTGGAGGAAAGGTTTTATCCTATGCCAATGCGAAAAGCCACTTTTGGCTTCAGCCAGTTCAGGATGCGAAGTTAGTTCTAATAGATGATGCTACCAAGCATTGCTGGGATTACCTGGACACCCACCTTAGAAATCTATTTGATGGCAATCCTATATGCTTGGACGCCAAGCATAAGGCCCCCCAGCAGCTTAAATGCCCCCCCTTGATTATCAGTACTAATGAAATGGTGCATCTTAGCGAGCGATGGCGGTACCTTCATAGTAGAATAAAGGTTATAACATTCCCAAACCCTTGCCCTATGGATGACCAGAATGAGCCGGCCTACAAAATAAATGATGGATCTTGGAAATCTTTTTTCCAAAGGTTATGGTCCCATTTAGATCTCAGTGATCAAGAGGACGAGGGTGATGAGGAGGATGGAGGCCCTACACAGACGTTTCGATGCAGTGCAAGACGCCCTGATGATGCACTACGAAACTGGCAGTAACGCGCTGCAGGCCCAGATAGAATACTGGGGGCTTACCCGTAAGGAGCAGGTTATGCTTTTTGCGGCACGGAGCAAAGGGTATAAGCGGCTGGGACACACAGTTGTCCCCACATTGGCGGTGGCACAGGCCGCCGCCAAGGGTGCAATTGAAATGCAGCTGCTTTGCGAAAAATTAGCAGCAAGCGAATACAATGCAGAGCCCTGGACAATGACGGACACTAGCAGAGAGACACTTCTAGCACCCCCGCAAAGGTGCTTTAAAAAGCGGCCATGTCTTGTGCAAGTGCAGTTTGATGGAGAGCGCGGAAATGAGATGTGGTTTACACATTGGGAGGACATTTACTTCCTTGATGAGCAGGACAATTGGACAAAAACCAAAGGACGGGTGAACGCGCAGGGACTATATTATGTGAATGGAGGTTTAGAAGTATATTATGCAGACTTTGCTGCAGAAGCCCTAAAATACTCAAAAAACAACTTTTGGACAGTGACATTTCAAAATCAAACATTGTCTTCCAGACAGCCCGCGGAGGACGCCAGAGAGTCTGCTGACCCTTGCATACAAGGCTGCGACGAAGCCGACAGGGCGGCCGGACCCGATCTACTATCCAGGCCGCCTAGCACCCCGCCTGCTTGTTTCAGACCTATATCAAAGGACAAGCTACCCCGAAGTCCGTCGAGGTATAGCAGAGGGCCTGACCGAGGGGAGCCCCCTTGGAGCCCAGGGGGCTCTTCCTATGTCTCCGATTCCGGGTCCCTATGCAGCGGGTTACCTGGAAAGCTATCTTCCCCCTGCTCCCTGTCGCCGTCTCTATCGCGCTCACCTTTATCATCAGCGGCAAGTGTATCGTCTTTACCAGCAGTATGTGCAGGACCTGCCTGCGGGTCCCCCTGTCCCACCCCTGCAGTAGAAGGCACTAAGACTAACGAGGGAATACCTGCTGTGCTGTTGAAAGGAAGGCCTAATCAACTAAAGTGTCTGCGATTTCGCCTGAAAAAGACATACTGTGTGCACTTTTGGTACATAACCACAACGTGGTTTTGGGCTGGGCCCACCGGGTCGGACAGGGCAGGGAGGGCTCGCATGCTGGTGGTCTTTCGAAGTAATGCACAGAGGCAACGATTCCAGGAGAAGGTGCCTATTCCCCCTGGTGTAGAGCGGTCAGAGGTGTCTATGGCCGATGTCTAGGTTTTGATAAAGTTTTGTTTTGTACAAAGGTTGTCTGTTTGATCATGTCTCGCGCGACGCGGCGCAAGCGTAACGCCCCTCAGCAGGCGGGTACACCCCATCCCAGGAAGCGACAAAGAAGGGCGGCTGTAGAGGACATTTACCGGGGGTGCAAGCCCTTCGGAACATGTCCGCCCGATGTCTTAAACCGGGTGGAGAATACCACATGGGCTGACAGGCTTTTGCAATGGTTTAGCTCTGTTATTTACTTAGGGGGGCTGGGTATCGGTACCGGTAGGGGTACCGGTGGGGGCACCGGCTATAGGCCTTTAGGTTCTGGCGCAGGGAGCGTTGAGGTGGGCGCGGGGACGCGCACGGTGAGACCTCCCCCACTTTTGGTAGATACCTTGGGGCCGGTGGATGCAGAGGTTCTGGAAATGATCCCTTTACAACCTCTGGAGCCCACCGCCCCGTCTGTGGTAAGTGGGAGTGACCCTGGGGTTCTGGTTACGCCGGGGGGCTCTTTGCCTGCAGAGATACCCGGCATAGTTGATGGGGGTGGTCCCACCGACGTGATTACAGCGCGAGACCCCGCTGTACTTCACATTGGGCAGAACGACGTGGGTGACACACATGTCATAACTCAGGCTATTGAGCGTCCCGGCTTTACGGGCAGCAGCAGGGATTCATTTTACATAGTAGGTGGTGGACGCGGTGCTGTTGTGGGCGAGGAGATAGAGCTAGAGGTGCTTCCGCGAACAAGCACACCTGAGAAACCTGGTGACATCTTTCAAACTGGGCTGGGGGCGCAACGCTACGAACAGGTGTACGTTGATAACCCTCTGTTTCTCGACAATGCACGGGAGCTAGTGGCGTTTGGGGACACATGGGACGATGCCACTGACAGTATAACATTTGAACCTGTCGTTGCCTCGCCCCAGGCGGCCCCAGACAGCCGTTTTACCGACGTGGTCTATCTGGGAAGACGTGTTTTTGAAAGGGGTCCTGAGGGGTCTTTGAGAGTGGGACGCGTGGGTCGCCGCGGCACAATTAGTACGCGGCGCGGTACTCAGATAGGCGGGCAGGTTCACTTTTTTTATGACCTTTCACCCATAGAGCCGGAAGCTATAGAGTTAACCGGGTTTAACCCGCCAGAAAGTTTTACGAGCCCGCCAGAATTTGAAAGCACCAATCAGAGCGAGACCGCCTTTTCTGAGGTGGATTTGCAGAGTGAGCCAAGCTCCTACAGCGACATCTACCTGCTGGAGGAGGATACGGTCTCCATAAATGGACACTTAGTGTTTTCTGAGGGCAATGGGGAGCTTTTGGACGACCCCCAGACTGTTTCTGTTCCTCTGCGCGGCAGGGTACATGCAGGGTACGTGTTTGTGTTTGATACTGTGCACCCAATCACGAGCACCAGCCTTGCACCTTCCTTGCAGCCGCCTGTGCACCCAGGAACACCCGAGGTTGTTATCGATATATACCCACATACCCCCTTAGCTTTTTTGCACCACAGGCGCAAACGCAAACGCGGCTCATCCGTTTTTTTTGCAGATGTCCTATTGGCGTTCTAACACGCAGAAACTGTTCTTGCCACCGACGCCTAGTAGTAGAGTGCCACACACGGACGAATACGTGACGCGGACCGATCTATTTTACTACGGTTGTAGTGAGCGACTCCTGACTGTAGGCCACCCATATTATCGACAGCCTTATAAAAATATAGAACGTAAGGCAGACGTCCCTAAGGTCTCCCCCTATCAATATAGGGTGTTTAAGGTGACCCTTCCCAACCCTAATCGCTTTGCTTTCCCTGATTCTGGCTTTTTTGATCCAGACAATGAGCGGCTGGTATGGGCTGTCGTTGGCCTGGAGGTTTCTAGGGGGCAGCCCCTTGGGATTGGTCTCTCAGGACACGTTTTGTATAACAAATTGGATGATGTAGAGAATCAGGCCATAGCCCAACGACCAGGGGAGTTCCAGCATAATAGGGTGAACCTCGCGCATGACAATAAACAAAGCCAGCTACTCATAGTGGGCTGCAAACCTGCTTTGGGGGAGTACTGGGACAAGGCTGAGCCCTGCCAGGATCAGGCAGGCGATACAACTAAGTGCCCACCAATTGAGCTGAAAAGTGAGGACATCTTAGATGGAACCATGATAGACACAGGCTATGGGGCCATGAATTTCAAAACGTTGCACGCCAATAAGTCTGATGTGCCCTTAGACATTGTAGACAGCATTTGCATGTATCCAGATTATTTACAAATGGCCAAGGAGCCTTCGGGTGACCGTCTGTTTTTTTGCTCTGCCAGAGAGCAAATGTACGTTAGACACTTTCTCAGTCGGGATGGTAACAATAAGGAGGCCATACCAGAAGAGCTACTGTTTCAGTCTGCGGCCAAAACTCTCTCTACCTCAGTGTATTCTGGCACCCCCAGTGGATCACTGGTTAGCACAGAAACAAACATTTTCAACAAACCGTACTGGCTTCAAAGAGCGCAAGGTCAAAACAATGGCATTTGCTGGCATGACCAGCTGTTTGTCACCACTGTTGACACTACCAGAGGAACGAGCTTTACTATAAATGTGCAGACGGACAGCAGTAAGGAGTATGATGCCAATAAATTTAATGAATATTTGAGGCATGTGGAGGAGTTTGAGCTTGAATTTATGTTTCAGCTATGCAAGGTTAAGCTTACAGCGGAGAATCTAGCACATTTGACCGCTCTGGACAGTACTATCTTGGAGGATTGGGAGCTAGGGCTTAGCCAGGGCACCACCGGACTAGAAAGCACCTACCGATATTTGTCCTCTTTGGCCACCAAGTGTCCGGTTCCTGCTCCTGCGCAGGAGCCTGAAAAGCCGTATAGGAAGGGATTTTGGGTTGTTGACTTGCAGCAGCGCCTCACGCTGGACATTGATCAATTTCCTTTGGGCCGACGGTTTTTGGCTCATAGGCGACTCCTACGTACTACCCGGCCATTGAAGCGGGCAGCAACGGCCTCTAGGAATACCAAGGGGACCCCCAAGCGTAGGAGGAAGTGATCAATGGGGTGGAACGCACGCTAATAAATTTTAATTGTTTTACAAATCCTTCTGACTGTTGCTTGTTGTGTAAAGCTTGCGTGCGGCGGCACCCCACCCTTGTTCTGGTATGACCTTGGAGAGTATATATAGCGTAAAGGTCAGTTCCAATGTCAAACACCACACCGGACACGGTCGAGGCGCCTGAGGAACCCTCCCGGTCGGGTAAGTACCGCTGGCGGTGGGCTTTCGGGTCTGCCAAAGAATGATTCAACTTCTAGGGAAATCGCTGACGGTGCAGCACCTTTATGGCTGCACCTGCAGGAAGTGGAGTATGCCAGTAACCGGCGGCGGTCGACTTGTTAGCACCGATCTAGCTCAATATTATGTATACATGACTCAACGTTTCTATGGCGCAGAATCTTGCTGTGCCAGCAGCTTTCTTGGCATTCGACTTTTGGTCCAATTGCTGTGCCAAAAAACGCTGGCGGTGCTGCCAGTTGGCAGGCGGTCAGACCTTGGCCGAACCCTGGCGGTTCAGGCGCACAGTAGCTTGCTAGTACTACCCAATGCTACCATTGGCTGAAAACCGCTGGTCAGCAGTTTTTGAATAAGGCGCGCTAAGCTATGGCGCCAGGCCGACTACAGCGGGCCTGTTAGAGCCCGCAACCTGAGTCACCACCGCTCTCGGTCTTTACATCTATTTGGCTAAAGGAACATTGTTGTTGTCAACTACAAGTACCATGATAA